TGACCAAGTAATGAAAGAGAGGTGTGCTGCCATATGCACTAATCTAGCAGGTAATGTATATAATAGCCAAGACAGGTTGAACTTTACTATAAAAGATAATGGTATCTTTAGATTGAACACGGTACAGGGTCGGGTAGGGGCAGGTACACCACCAGGAGAAACAACTTCAATAACTGGTCCTGGACCTAATACAGGGCCTGGTACAACACCTATACCTAACCCTATTACTATTACACCTCCTAGGATTATTTCTACTGGAGATACAATTCCAGATTCTGAGCTTTGTGAAGAGGATGAAGATTGTAAGGATCTAAATTACTAAACGTCAATGACATCATCGTCACGGTCAATGAGAGCATCCATAATATCTTCTCTAGATAAGAGCACACGTGTTTGATTATCGGTAATGTTTATTCTCTCTTTACTCTCCACGTCGATTTTTTTAACTTCAATCTGTGTTTCATTCCTCTCATTAGAAGTATGAAGCTTTTGTAATGTATCAATAGCCCCAGAAGATGCTTTAATTAATTCAGCGAGCGCGGCTACGTCTCTATTTTCAGGAGCTGAAGATATATAATCATTAACGTTATCTACAATATCTAACGATTTAGTGACTAATTTACTAGAGTTGTTCATAATGAACTCTTCTAAATTATCTCTATTAATTTCAACCTGTTCACGTTCACGTACATCTTTCTTATTACCCTTTAGTTGTGTAATAATATCATTAACTGCATCGTCTAGTTCTGCCATACAAATATATTTAATCTAGTCTTGAATTTTTTGCTACGTATACTATCATATAGCATATGCCAACAGTTTCAGTTAAATTTAAAAAAACTAATGAAAATGCAGTAATTCCTTCGAAGAACCATGAAGATGATACAGGAATGGATGTAACTGCAGTAGAGAGTAAGGTTATTCCAGCGAGAAAATCTGCGGTAGTAGACGTTGGGTTGGAGTTTGCTTTTATTAGTCCTAAGTTTTGGATTAAAGTAGAAGGTAGATCCGGTCTTGGATTTAAGCATGGTATCTTACCTCATCCGGGTATTATTGATAATGGGTATAGAGGAGATGCTGGGATTAAGCTTTATAACTTAACCGACACGGATTATGAAGTAAAAGCTGGAGATAGAATTGCTCAATTTGTAGTATATACTAATCATACAGTTATTCCGGAAGAAGGTAGGACTGAAAAATCAGAAAGAGGGGCTAAAGGCTTTGGATCATCAGGAAAATAAATTATGGTAGATTTTGATAAAATTTGGGTAGAAAAATATCGTCCAAAAACACTAGACGATATAATTTTAGACGAGAGAACCTTAAGTATAATAAAGGAATTTAAAAATGAAATACCTAACTTATTGTTTGTTGGTAATCCTGGGACCGGAAAGACGACGCTGGCTCAGGTTATTGTTAACAACATACTCGGATGTAATTATCTATACATTAATGCTTCTGATGAATCAGGAATTGATACAATTAGACATAATATAACCAACTTTGCTCAAACTAAATCATTTGATGGGGGTATAAAGGTAGTTATATTAGACGAGGGCGATGGTCTTACCCCACAAGCACAAGCTGCTCTTCGTAATACGATGGAGTCGTATGCAAAGTACTGTAGGTTTATTATAACAGCAAACTACAAACATAAGATTATACCAGCTCTACAATCTAGATGTCAATCTCTAACTATCAAGCCTGTATTAAATGAAGCTGTAAAAAGATGCTATTCTATTCTGCAAAAAGAAAATATTACAGTATCAGAAGATCAGAAAAAGAAGTTTGTAGAGGTAGTAAGGAAAACATTTCCAGATCTTCGGAAGACAATTAACGAACTTCAAAAGAATGTTATTGATTCTGAATTATGCATTACAAGTACTAGTGCTGATAATGAACTATTAGAAACAGTCTATAAAAAGATACAATCTAAGAAATGTTTAGATGCTAGGAGGTATCTTATTGAAAACGAAGATAGGTTTCAAGGTGATTATGATACGCTTTTGTGCAATTATTTGGACTTTATATATACTGCAACTTTAGATGATATGAAGAAAAAGGCAATGATTGCTATTATTGCAGATCATCTATATAAGAGTGCTTTTGTTGTTGATAAAGAAATTAATGCATTCGCATGTTTAGTAAATTTAGAAAATGCCTTACATTAAACAAAAACGAAGAGGGCAAATTAGCCCTGCTGTAGTTAACTTCTGTCCTGAAAATGCGGGAGATTTAAACTATGTAATTACTGTAATGATAGACAACTACATACGTAATTACGGAGAGAATTACGCTAATTATAACGAGATGATCGGGGCTCTAGAATGCTGTAAGCTTGAGTACTACAGAAGGGGGATCTCTCCTTATGAGGATGAGAAGATAAAAGAAAACGGAGACGTTTAATTTAGATCAGCCAAATACCTATTCGTAGAAGCTGCTACTGTGGGACAAGGGGTAGCAGGGTCACTTGGGATGACCGTATTTTGTTTTGGAAGATCTCTTGTTGGGTATTCAACTGCACCTGGTGCTTTTGTTTCCTCTGCTTCTTCAGGTTTGATTATTACGTTACTATCACGCCTCATTTCATCGGGGATAGGTAAGAGGTTTGGAGCATATTGTACAGCTTGGCCTAATTCACCTGGTACTGAAGTGTAATGTGTATAACGGCCGCCACCTGTATCAAGCGCAATGTTACAAACTACACCTAAAGAAGAAGTATCTGGGTTAGCTGGGTACCGTGGTGATGTTGTGTCTTTTATGTCAACTACTCGAATATGCAGTCCTGAATCAATCATATCATCAATTTGCTGCTGAGTTGCTTTACCAAGACTCTTATACCCATCTAAGCTCTTAAAATTATCATTAAACTTAAATACATCACCAACGAGGAAACCCCCACGCTCGAAGCGTTTCATATAATTTTCATGCAATTGTATAAATTTATTACGTGCCATAATATTATTTATACTAATCTACTATTTTTTATAGATTGGTGTGACTGATATTCTTGGGTTTATAAATTTCTGTAGTTTTTCTAAAGCTTCTAGAATATCTTTCTGTTCTTTACTAGCTTCCCCATGATTTCGATCAATTGTAAAGGTATGTGTTGTTGTTGCTTCTATGTACTCAACCCAGTTATTGTCAACAATCTCGTGCCCATTATGCGGATTCATGCCAAGCTTCGTTATAACTGTGTCCTTTAAGTTTTTCCATACTTCATCGACACTGACTTCCACATCAATTTCCTTATTTAAGAGACCTTTTACTTGCATGATTTTATTATAACATAGTTCCAAAAATAATAAATATAATTATGAAAGAAAAAGAAAAAGATTTCGACACTTTAGCTTCAGATATTTTAATTGAACTTTATAACGATATTAAAGAACATGAAACTGATTTAATGGAAGAAGGTAACCTTGACGCAGCACAAGATGAGATGATCCGACTTGCTCAATCAGGTGAAAACCCTCATACAGCTTTACCAGGTGTTGCACGTAAGTATGGGATTGATGTTGCGGTGCTAAAAAAAGCAATTTTTGGTGAGAATGAGGAGGATACTGAAAAAGAGAGAAGGTATGAAAATAAATGGAAAGGTGAAGATTTAAACAAAGCTAGAAAAAAACCAGGTGGTTCGAATGCTGGCAAATACCTTAATGTAGCTAAAAAAGATCTTTGCGGCGCATCCGGTGAATCTGCTAGCGGATCATACCCCGTTCGTAATGAAAAGGAAGCAAAAGCAGCATTACGATTTGCACACTTCGCGAAGGATCCTGAAGGCATTAGACGTTGTGTGTATAAGAAGTACCCGAATCTCAATCCTAAAAATAAAAAAGGAGAAGATTAAGAATATAAAAAGGTAGCATATAAAAAGAGCTGTATATTAAATATAATAAATGGCTCTTATTAAGTTAACAGATATATCCGTAGATAAGAGGGACGATGCGGCTCTCGACAACGGCTATCTATATAAAGATCTTTTCTTAGATCTCGAGACAGCTCGGTACTACAATAGACAACTAGAAAAAACTGACAATTTAAAAGACATTGAGGGTTTATATGATTTAGAATCTATTAAAAATAGCATAGCAAATATATTCCTAACGTCACCTGGTCAAAAAATACTCAATCCAGAATTTGGCTTAGATATAAGAAGGTACTTATTCGAGCCGATGAACAATTTCACAGTCTATGAAATTAAGGATGATATAAAAAATAACTTACCTTCACAAGAGCCTAGAATACAACTCGAAAAGGTTGAAATAAAAGGTAACCGGGAAGAACACTCTTATTATATTACCCTACAAATTAACGTTCCTTCATTAAATGCCTATGGTATTTCATTTAAGTCGCTATTAAATAGTAATGGATATTACATCTTATAATCATGCCTACTTCAAACACAACTAACGATTTTTTAAATTTCAATTTACCGCAAGATGCTTATGTTGCATTTGATGCGGTTAGTTTAAAAGATTATATTATTGATAGGTTAAATGAGAATGAAAAATTTACAGATCAAAATTATGAAGGTAGTAACCTTGCTGCGGTTATAGATATAATCGCTTATTCATACCATGTGCTTCTCTTTTATTTAAACAACACAGCTTCTGAGGTTGATTTTGACCAAGCTACTCTGTACGAAAACATGAACAGAATAGTAAAGCTAATAGGTTATAAGCCTGCAGGTAAGCAGACATC